GGAGACTAAAAAACATGGAAAATAAATTTGAACAGCTTATTGAATACATCATCAATGATGAAGAAGATAAAGCTAAAGAACTATTTCACGATGTAGTGGTTGAAAAATCGCGTGACATCTATGAAGAATTAATGCAAGACGAAGAACTTGAAGAAGCCGAAGGTATTGAGTCTGAAGAAGACTGCGGTGGCGATCAAGCTGAAGATTTAATTGCTGATGTTGAAGCTGATGAAGAAGGTATTTCAGAAGACGAAGACGAAGACGAAGCAGAAGACAAAGACTACGATGAAGACGGTGAACAAGATGAACACGAAGGTGATCATGAAGAACTAGAAGATCGTGTTGTTGACTTAGAAGACAAGCTAGACGAGTTAATGGCTGAATTTGAAACAGCTATGAGCCCAGAAGGCGAAGAAGTACCAGCTGAAGAGCTACCAGCAGAAGTACCAGGCGAAGAAGAAGTAGGTGCCGAAGACGAAGTTGGTGCTGACTCAGAAATGGAATTGGAAGTTCCAGGTGAAGAAGAAGCGTTAGAAGAAAACGTTGATCTTAAACCAGCTCCAAAACCAGAAACAAAAGAAACACACGCTGAAAACACTGTATCACCTGTAGCAGGTAAGAACGACATGGGCGGTACTACTAAGAACATCGCACAAGGCGGTGTAGAAAAAGGTTCAGCAACACCTAAATCAGAAGATCAAGGCAATACTACAGAGCCAGATCTTAAGAAAGTTTAATTTAAACTTTAATATATAGGTACCTTACATTATGTCAAACATATACTTAAAAGAACATCTTAACCATAGCATGGCCAATATGATTGTTGAGTCAAGCAACGATGGTAAAGATTTATATATGAAAGGTATCTGCATCCAAGGTGGTGTAAAAAACGCTAATGAACGTGTATATCCAGTAACTGAGATTGAAAGTGCAGTGACAACACTGAACGAACAAGTATCAGGTGGATATTCAGTTCTAGGCGAAGTTGATCACCCAGATGATTTAAAAATCAACCTTGACCGTGTATCGCATATGATTGAAAATATGTGGATGGATGGTCCAAACGGATGCGGTAAACTAAAGATTCTACCTACACCAATGGGTCAGCTAGTTAAAACTATGCTTGAGTCGGGTGTGAAGTTAGGAGTTTCGAGTCGCGGTAGCGGAAACGTTAACGAAGGCTCAGGACAAGTCAGTGATTTTGAAATTATCACTGTCGATATTGTATCACAACCAAGTGCTCCAAATGCTTATCCTACAGCAATATATGAAGGACTTATGAATATGAGTCACGGTCATAATGTTTTAGAGATGGCACGAGAAGCAGGTGGTGATGCTAAAGTACAACGATATTTGAAGAGTGAAGTATTAAGACTCATCAAAGATCTTAAGGCTTAAATAGGAGACCGGTATGCTAGATGTACTAAAACCATTATTAGATAGCGACCTAGTTAACGAAGAAACTCGTGCTGAAATAACAGAAGCATGGGACTCTAAGTTAAATGAGGCACGTGAAAGTGTACGTACTGAACTTCGTGAGGAGTTCGCTCAAAAGTACGAGCATGATAAAAAATCAATGGTTGAAGCAATCGATCGCATGGTAACCGAAAGTCTAACAACTGAAATGGCTGAAATGAAAGACGAAAAAGCCAAATTAGCAAAAGATCGTGTTAAGCAAGTTAACAAAATGAAAGAATCAGCAGATAAATTTAATAACTTTATGGTTACTAAGTTAGCTGAGGAAATCAAAGATCTACGTGTAGACAGACAAGTACAAACTGAAACAGTTGAAAAACTAGAGAAGTTTGTGGTTAAAGCATTGTCAGAAGAAATTAAAGAATTTGCTCAAGATAAACAAGATGTTGTAGAAACTAAAGTTAAACTTGTAGCAGAAGCTCGTGCGAAACTAGAACAACTTAAAACTAAGTTCGTTACAGAATCAAGTGAGAAAATGACAACAGCAGTTGCCAAGCATTTGAAAGCAGAACTTTCGCAGTTGCAAGAAGATATCAAAGTTGCTCGTGAGAACACCTTTGGTAGAAAAATCTTTGAAGCATACGCTAGTGAATTTGGTGC